AATATGATTGGTTACAAGAAAACTAAAGATACTTGGTTAGAAACCTATTGGGATTGTATTCAAAAAGGATATATCTATTTGAATGATGAAAAAGTACCTTTCATTGTTGGTGATGAAATGAGATTGGAAGTTAGTAAGCTAATCAATGATTTACAAGATGAAAGGTATTATTATGTTACAAAAGAAAGTGATAGAAGAATTAAGTTTAAAGAAACTCTATGCTTACAAAGTAAAAAACCTTACTTTATGAAACCATTAGAATTAATGCTACACCAAAAAGCATTTTGGGAAGTTGTCTATGGTTTCAAAATGAAAGATACAGGATTAAGAAGATTTACGGAAGTGTTAGAGGTAATTGGACGAAAAAACGGAAAATCTACCGACATGGCAAGTGATGGAATGTTTGACTTGTTTCTTGGTGAGGGTGGAGAAGATATAGTATGTTGTTCAAATGACGATAAACAAGCCAATTTGATATGGAAAGAAATTGGGGGTATGCGTTCTAGGTTAGATACTAAAAACGTTCTTACAAGGCAAAATTTAGTTGAAATAAGAAACGATACAAAGAACGTTACCATTTTTAAATTAAGTGCAAAGACTCAAAACAAGGACGGAAGAAATATAGATAAAACTTATTATGATGAAATGCACGATAGTAGAGATGATGAAATCTATATGGCTTGTTGGGAGTCAATGTCCGTTAAAGATGAACCATTATTAATAACCTGTACAACCGAGGGATTTTTAAATGATATGCTCATGGACGAGAAAATGAAATATGCTAGAGGTGTCTTATATGATGAAATAGATGATATTCATTTCTTGCCTTGGTTATTTACACAAGATAGCGAAGTTGAGATATTTAAAGATAGGTGGACTTGGTGTAAAGCTAATCCTAGTTTGATTTATGGAGTTAAGAAATGGTCTTTCATTGAAAAGAACATGACAAAAGCAAAACATAGTAAATCATCAAGAGTACATATGCTTTGTAAAGATTTCAATATCAAACAAAATAGTGCCGAAGCATGGTTATTTGATAGTGATTATAAATATGAACAAACACATTTAACATTAGAGGACTTTAGAAATGGTTATGCCTTTGCAGGTGTCGATTTATCACAAACAACCGACTTAACTTGTGCAACTATTATGTTAATGAGACCGAATGACGATAACAAATACTTCTTTACTAAATACTTTATACCTGAAACCAAACTTGATAGCGATAAAGAGGGAGGAGCAAAATATAGAGAATGGGTAAAACAAGGAATTTGTGAAGTACATGAGGGAGGACAAGTTATATTATCTAAAGTAGCTGAATGGTACAAAGATTTATACGATCAATACAAAATTACAGTTTTCAAATTAGGATATGATCAAAGATTTGCAACGGACTTTTTAAATACAATGCAATCATATGGTTATGGAAATAAGAAAAATGAAACTTGTGAAATGATTAATCAAAGTAAATTTGTTATGAGTACACCAATGAAACACGTAGAAGCTGATTTAAAAGGTCAATTAATACATGGTTTAAACGATATGGATAATTGGTGTTTAGGAAATACAGCTTTAGAAGTTGATGGTAGAGAGTTAATAATGCCTATCAAGATGAAAACCGACAAGAGAATTGATGGAGCGGTAGCAATTATTATTACCTATGCAATATTTGAAAGATATAAGAGCGAATACTTAAAATTAATAGGAGGTGCATAAAATGGGTTGGTTGCAAAAATTACAAAACAAAGCTATAAATAAAGTTTTCTATTGGGCAAATAGCGTTAATGGAACACCTAGCTTTAGCCAATTTGGAAACAATATCATGAATGATGAAACAGTATTCACGATTACAAATAGGATTTTAGATGAATATTCTAAAATGAACCCTAGACATATTAGGGTTGTAAAAGGTAAACAAGTTGACGTTACTAATAATAACCTCAATGAGATTTTAAAAAATCCTAATAATCTAATGACACAAAGTGACTTTTTAAGAAAGTGTGCATGGTTACGAGAAACGTATAAGAATTGTTTTATCTATCCAACGTATGATTTATATTACAATCCTACTAATGGAAGAACTAAAAAAGTTTATAAAGCATTATACCCATTGCAACCAGCACAAGTTGATTTCTTTGAAGATGATTTAGGAATTATCTATGTTGATTTTACTTTTATGAATGGGGAACATTCAGGAAAGATAAGATATGATGAAGTCATTCATTGGAGAAAAGAATTTGGTGAAAATGAATATATGGGTGGAGATATTAACGGAACAGCTAATAACACAGCCTTATTAAAACACCTACAAGAGAATGATAAACTGTTACAAGCAACATTTAAATCTATTGAGGGAAGTTTAAGGATAAATGGTATCTTAAAATTAAATGGGTACATCAATAAAGAAAACAGTGAAAAAGAAAGAAAAGATTTTGAGAAAAAATTAGAAACTAATCAAAATGGAATTTTAAGTTTAGATAATGGAGGGGAATATACACCTATTCCGTATTATGGAAGAAATGTATCTAAAGACATTCTAAAATTCTTTGATGATAAAATCCGTAGACATTATGGAGTTAGTGAAGCTATTTTAGATGGTGACTATACAGCCGAACAAAAAGAAGCTTTCTATGAAACTGTATTAGAAAGCGGTGCTATCTCTTTAGGTCAAGCACTAGAAAGAGTATTATTAACACCATTTGAACGATCAAACGGAAACACTATTATTTGTTACACTAGTGAAATTCAAATGATGAGCGCTCAAAACAAGATTAAAATAGCTGAATTATTGCTACCTGTTGGTGGTGTCAACACAAATACTATTTTAAGTTGGTTTGGTGAACCTCCTGTTGAGGGTGGAGATGAATATTATATGTCATTGAATTGGGTTAAAAAGTCTATTGCTGATGAATACCAAATGTCAAAGTACAATAATAACGCTTCATATAGTCAACAAAATAATGAAAATATTGTTAAAAATGAAAACAATACATGATATAATAATAGAGAGGATATAAAGCATGATAAAAGAAAATTACTATTGTTGCCCAAAATGTGGCATGAAACTTTTTAAACTAAAAGATAACTACCAAGTGAAAAACATTGAAGTTTATTGTAGAAAATGCAAAAAGAAAATAGATGTGAACCTTTAAGGTCGTAACTAATTAATGTTATGACCTTATTTTTATTTAGGAGGTGTGTTAAATGGATAAATCTAAAAAAGATTTTAAAGATAAAAAAGAATTGCGATTAATGGAATTAAGAGCGGTTGAAAATGAAGAAAATAAAATGATCGTAGAGGGTTATGCGGTACGTTTTAATGAAACAACTTTAATTGGTGATAAAGATTGGGGTTGGTATGAAGTTATCGAACCACAAGCTTTAAATAAAGCCAATATGAAAGATGTTCCTTTGAAATATCAACATGGAGATACTAAAGGAGTATTAGCAAGAACAAGAAATAAAAGCTTAACTCTTACTATTGATAATCAAGGCTTAAAGATTAGAGCCGAATTGATTGATACGCAAGATAACATTGATATTTATAAATCTATTAAAGCTGGATTGTTATATCAAATGTCATTTGCTTTTGATGTAGTAGAAGAAGAAATTGATAGAAGTACAAACCCTGTAACTAGAAGAATTAAAGAAATTGGTACTTTATATGATGTTAGCGTTGTGGATTTTGGAGCATATCCTACAACTAGCATATACGCAAGAAGCAAAGAAATTGTTGGAGAACAATTAAGAGCCTTGCAAACATCTTTGGATAAAGATGATAAAAAGACATTGGATAATGTCGAAGAAAGAAAAAAATTAGAATTAGAAAAATTAAAATCAAGAATTAAAGGAGGATTATTTTAATGAAAGACTTTTTAAAAAAATTAATTCAAAGAAAAAAAGATGAACAAACAAAATTATATGAACGCATGAATGAAAGCGAAGATATTAAAGAAGTTCGTTCTATTGGTGAAACATTAAAAACAATTGCACAAGAAATTGCTGACGCTGAAGCACAATTACAAGCGGTTGAAAATGCACCAGCGAATGAAACTAAAGCTGATGAAGAACCAGCAAAAGAAGAAACTGATGAAGAACAAGAAGAAGATGATGAAAAAAGAGCGGATGATAGTTTAGATACTGATGAAGAAGATCCTACAAACGAAAATGTTAAACGTTCAAAAGACTATGTAAAAGTTGGTGGTACTAACATTCGTCATATGTCAACTACAAATTTAAGAGGAGGTAACCCAATGGATAAAGAACAACGTGAAGCACAAGCCAAAGAAAGAGAAGAACGTGCAAAAGCCTTAAAAGAGGGTAGAGCGGTAACTGTTGCAAGTGATAACATTCTATTACCAAAACACCAATCAAACGATTTAGCAACAGTACCATTTAGACAAGTTTCTACTTTCTATGATTTAACTAAAGTAAGAAACTTACAAGGCGGTGAGTCATACGAAGCACCATTTACTAAATCATATGGTACAGGTGATTTAACTGAAGAGGGTAGCGCATATACGGTAGCTGAACCTGAATTTGAAACAGCTAAAATTAACAAAGTTAAAGTTACAGCTTATGCCGAATTTAGCGAAGAATTAGAAAGATTACCTAATGCCAATTATGAAGCTGAAATTAGAAAAGGTGTTGAAATTGCACTTAAAAAGAAAATGGCACAACAACAAATTGGCGGTACAGGAGAAAGCAATACATTTATTGGTATCACATCATCAAACGCTGACAATAAAGCAGTATTAGCAAGTGATGATATGGAACTTTCAAAAATTGATCAAGATACATTAAATAAAATCATCTTTGCTTATGGTGGAGATGAAGAAGTAGAACAAAAAGGAGTATTAGTATTAAATAAAGCTGACTTATTAGCGTTCTCATTAGTTAAAAACGATATTGGAGATCATGCTTATAAAATTGATTTAGCTAACCAAACAATTAATACAGTACCTTATATTATCAACTCAAATTTAACACCATTAGATACAGCAACAAAAGGACAATACAGCATGATTTATGGTATTCCACAATACTATGAAACAGCTATTTTCTCACCTGTTGAAATCAAAAAATCTTATGATTACAAATTCAAAGATGGTATGATTGCTTATCGTGCAAGTGTATTTGCTGGTGGTAACACAACAGCTTATAGAGGGTTCATGAGAGTTAAAAAAGGTGACCCTGTAGTCTAATGAAAGGAGATAGTGCCAATGGAAGAACAAGAATTATTAGACAAATGTAAAAAAGGTTTAGGGATAACAGGAACATATCAAGATGATACTTTGAAAATCTATATTGACGAAGTAAAAGAGTATATGTTAGGTGCTGGAGTTCCTGAACAAATTGTCAATAGTAAAAAAGCTGTTGGTACTATCATTCGTGGAGTTAGTGATTTATGGGATTATGGAAGCGGTAAAACTTCCTTATCCCCATATTTCTATGAAAGAGTAAACCAATTAAGAGTAGGTGTTGACAATGTATAGACCTAATGAAATAGACGACATGAAAATACCTATCAAGGTTTACAAAAGAACAAAAGTATATGTATTAGGAAAACCTAAATTTGAGAATGTAGAAATAAATGACCCTATAGTCATGTGTAATTTTAAATCATATGGTGGAACTGAAAGAGAAGATAACGGAATGATCGTTATTAGAGATACAGCAACTGTTACAACATGGTTTAGACCTGACATTACTAGTGATTGTGTTATTGAACATTTACAAACAGGTAAATTTTACGAAGTACAAAACGAGCCTGAAAACTTTGGAATGAGAAATCAATATATGCAATTTAGAGTTGAAAGGATAAACCCAAATGTCTAAAAGCGTATGTGACATAAAATTTTATGGCTTTGATGAATTAGCAAAAAGTCTTGATGTAGCCGATAATGTTTTAAAAAAAGCAATAGAGGATTGCATGAAGAAAAGCGCTGAATTACCAAAGAGAGATATGTTAGATTTTATGTCTAAACATAAATTAACAGGAGTAACGGAAAGAAGTTTCAAAGATTTAGATATTACATGGAAAGGGAATGTATGTACAGGTGCAATAGGTTTTGATATACCAAGTGGAGGTTTACCAGCGGTATTTTTAGATAAAGGCACACCAAAAATAAGACCTAAATATTTTATCTATTATGCTGTTACTAATAACGCTAGGGAAATTGAAAAAATGCAAAGAGAAACATTAAAAAAGATATTGGGAGGTTAGATGATATGAATGAAGAACTAGTTAATTTGTTGAGTACGTTTGGTTATCCTGTTATTCAACAAGGAAGCATGGGAGAAGATGAAGCTTACCCTGATAGCTTGTTTACATTCTATAACATTGATACACCTGATGATGGTTTCTATGACAATAACCCTACACGTTCCGTTTGGACATATTACATATATTTTTATAGCAATGACCCTTTATTAGTTAACACTAAATTAAGGGAAGCAACTGATTTATTAAGAAAAAATAAATGGATTGTAAATCAAAGAAATGGCTATGACATTGAAAGTGATGTTGATACACATAGCGGTAGATATACAACTGTTTATTATATAAAGGAGGATTAAGCAAATGGCTGAAAAAGGATATACTGAATTTCAAGGGGTAGATAAAGTATGGATTGCGGAAGTTACCGAAGATAGTGATGATAATTACACTTGCGGAACACCTGAACATTTAATTCCAGCAGGTGAATTAAGCACAACTTCAAATACTGATAAAGCAACAAAATATTATGACAATATTCCTTTCTTGGTTGTAGCTAGTGAGGGTTCAACTGATTTGACATTAACTTGTCCTGTTTTACCTTTAAAAATGCAATCAAAAATCACAGGGAAATATTATGATGAAACAACAGGAGCATTAATGGATAGTGGTCAACCTATTGTTAAATATTTTGCTTTAATGTATAGAGAAAGATTTTTAGATGGTACTTATAGATATGTTGTTAGACATAAAACTTCAATCTCATTAAATGATCAATCAAATAAATCATTAGATAACTCAACTGACTCAAACGGTATGGAGTTAGCTATTTCATCAATTACAACACAACACGTATTTACAAAAACAGGCACAGTAAGTAAAGCAATGATTGTTGATGAAAGAGATGGAAAAGCTGATGTATCTAAATGGTATACAGCAGTTGAAACACCTGATACTTTAAAACCTAAAAGCCCATCAATGTAATTATTCAAATAGTAAATTAAGAGGATAGCTGGAATATAAATTCCTCTATCTTCTTTTTATATAAAAGGAGAGAAAAGAAATGGAATTAGTATTAAATATCTATTCAAGAGAAAGAGACGAAAACGGAAATAGAATTATCTCAAAAACATACAAAGCAAATGATTATGAATTGTTGTATGGAGTGGTTGAAGATGTATTAAATTTATTTGACCCTAACGTGTTAAAAGATGAAGAAAAATTACTTGATATTATCCAAAGTGCAAGAAATGAAGTTAATGATCTATTAAAAGATATTTTTTTTGGAATTACTGATGAAGAATTAAGATATACAACATTAAATGAAATCGTTGAGGTAGTAGTTAATGTTTTAAAATATTCAATCGTTGGAATTGTTGGTAAGGCAAAAAACGTAGTGAGGGGTTAGAAGATAAGACCCCAACCTATCAAAAATTATTTGAAATGACCCTAGTATTATGCGAAAAGTTTCCATCTTTAAACCCTATATCTATAAGGCAAACAAGAGCAAAGGAAATGTTTAAATTGATACAAAGGTTAAACGATAGTACAAAACCAAAAGCCAAACCAAGAAAAAGGGTTACGGCTGATAATTCATATTGGTAAAAGTGAGGTGATAGTATGCCAAAGAATGAAAATAAAGTAGGTGCTTTGTTTGAATTTAATATTGATGAATTAAAGCAAGGTTTAAAAGAAGCAAAGCAAAGTATCTCACTTACTACAAGTGAATTTCAAAAATCTACAGCAGGTTTAAGTAATTGGGCGAAAACTAGTGATGGATTAGGTAAAAAGATAAATGAATTATCTTCAAACATGGCACATCAAGAATATGTTATTGCCAATCTAAAAGAACAATATAGACGAGTAGCCGAAGAGCAAGGGGAAAACAGCGAAGAAGCTACAAAGCTATTAATTCAAATTAATAAAGCCGAAGCTACTTACAATAAAATGGGTAGTCAATTACAAGATTATCAAAGCAAATTATCACGAGTGCAAGCCAGTGAAAAGGGTGTAAGTGATGAATTAGCAAAAACAAGTAATGTAGCTGACAAGGCAACAAAAGAATTTCAAGAAGCTACTAAAGGTATGATTGATTGGAAAAGCAATAGCGAGGGTTTAAGCGCAAAACTTAAACAATTAAATACAATCATTCCTGAACAATCTAACCTTGTAAAAAATCTAGAAAAAAGATATGAGGATTTAGTAAACTCACAAGATTATACCGAAGAAGAAGCCAAAGCATTACAAAGCGAATGGCAAAAACAAAAAGGGGTATTAAACAGTTTAGAAAATGATGTTAATAAATACTCAAAAGAGCTTGATAAACTAGAGGGAAATACAAAAGAAGTAGATAACGCTACAAGTGATTTAAATGATGGTTTTACAGTCGCTAAAGGTGTTATGGCTAATCTAGTAGCCGAGGGAATTAAACAAGTTATAAGTGGATTTAAAGACCTTATAGTTGATGTTGCGAAGTTTTCGGTTGAATATGATAAAGCTATGAATAGCTTTCAAGCAAAAACAGGTGTTTCCGCTAAAGCTATGGAGCAATTCAAAGGCGAAATAGAGGACTTGTATAAAAATAATTATGGTAAGTCTATTGAAGATGTTGGAGACGCAATGGCTGTTGTTGCTCAACAATCAAAAGAAGTAGACCCATCTAAAATTAAAGATTTAGCAAAGAACGCTATATTATTAAGAGATACATTTGATTTTGATGTCAATGAAAGTATTAGAAGTGCTAATATGCTCATGGAACAATTCGGTATTTCAGGAGATGAAGCATATACATTAATAGCACAAGGCGCTCAAAAGGGATTAGATAAAAACGGAGATTTGTTAGATACAGTAAATGAGTATGCAGTTCACTATAAACAATTAGGCTATACGAGTGAAGAGTTCTTTAATTCATTAATCAATGGTTCAGCAAGTGGAACATTCAGCGTTGACAAATTAGGGGATGCTATGAAAGAGTTTGGTATTCGTGCAAAAGATACAGCAAACTCAACAACCGAGGGATTTGAATTAATTGGTTTAGACGCTGATAAAATGCGTGATAAATTCTCAAAAGGTGGACAAACAGCAAGAAAAGCAACCGAAGAAACATTAAAAGCATTATTCAATCTTGATGATCAAGTCAAACAAAACCAAGCAGGTGTAGACCTCTTTGGTACTATGTGGGAAGATTTGGGGATTGATGGAGTAAAAGCTTTAATGAATGTAAATGGTGAAGCTAGTACAACAGCCGATACTTTAAAAGAAATTGATGAAGTAAAATATGATGATTTAGGAAGTCAATTTACTCAAATAGGTAGAAGTATCAAGACTAATTTAGTTCAACCGATTTCACAAAACGCAACACCTGTATTAAAAGAATTTCTAAAAGAAGCAAGTAACAGTAGCGAGTTAAAAGAATTCGGTCAAGATTTAGTAGATGTTGCAAGTGGCGCTATTGAGTTAGGAGTTAAGGCTTTACCAACAGTAGCAAGTGTATTAAAGACATTAACACCTTTAATCGTTGCTGGTGGTAGTGCTTTGTTAGTGTATAACACATATACCAAAACAACCGCAATGCTTACAAAAGGAGCAACAATAGCAACAACAGCTTACAATACTGTTATGGGGTTGTTCAAAGTTGCTACAACAACAGCAACAACAGCTACAGTTGCTCAAACAGTTGCCCAAACAGGCTTAAATACAGCTATGAAGATGAACCCTGTAGGATTAGTTCTATCTTTAGTAACAGCTTTGGGGGTTGGATTATTCGCCTTATCTAAATCAACCGAAGATTATACAGGAGTTCAAAATAAAGAAATTGAAAAAACCAAAGAAAGCATTAAGGAAATAAAAGAAGAAATTAATGCAAGACAAGAGGTTATTGATAAGCAAAAAGAACAAATTAGTTCTAACATGGCTGAAATGGACAATGTAGCTAATTTAAATAATGAGTTGAAGTCATTAGTTGATGAAAACGGAAAGGTTAAAGAGGGATATGAAAATCGTGTTCAATTTATTCTCAATGAGTTATCAAATGCTACAGGTGTAGAAATTTCTTTAATTGATGGGCAAATTAAGAACTATCAAGACTTACAAAAAGAAATTGATAATACTGTATTGAAGAAAAAGGCTGAATTGATTTTAAGCGCACAAGAAGAAGCATATACACAAGCTATTGAAAATCGTACAAAGGCTATTGATAAACAACGTCAATTCCAACAAGAATTAACAAAAAGCGAAAATGAATTAAAGAAAGCTAAAGAAGAATATAACAAGGTTTTAGCTGACCCATACGCAACTCAATTAGATTTAAGTATGGCAAGGTCAAGAATGGAAACAGCTACAGTAGAAAAAGCCACAAAAGAAAAGCAATACAATGATCAAAAAACTGTTGTAGATGGTTACTATAAAGACATTGCTACATATGAACAAAACGCTACATTGTTAGCAAGTGATAATGCCGAAGATTGGAAAAAAGTAATCAATAGCGTATCACAAGGTTATAAAGATGGAAAAGATAGTGTAGAACTTACTTTAAGCGAACAAATTCAAAACCAACAATTAGCAGTTCAAGCAAATAAAAAGTTGTTAAATCAAGATGTTAAAAATGGAAAAGACGCAAACGATAGCAAGTACAAAGCACAAGTTGAAGCAGGACAAAAACGTTTGGAAGAATTAGCAAATGAATTAGTTGCTCAAACTTCTACAATCAATGAAAATTCACCTGACGTTGTAAATGCTTGGAAATCTATGGCTACTGATAGTGAAGAAACATTTAACAGTATCATTAGTAAGTTACCACCTGATTTACAATCAACAATTAAAAACATGGTATATACTGTTGATACTGACGGAGACGGAGTAAAAGACAGTTTTGACAAGGTAGGAAATGAAAGTGTTGAAAAAGTAGCAAACAAAAAAGGAAACTTTAGTAGTGCTATGAAAGGGAACGTTGACAGTGTAACAAACGCTGTTAATAATAATAAAATTTCAGTAACAGGAGCGGTTGAAACTTTAGCTAACGATTCAGTTAAAAAATTGGATAAGCAAAGCGAAGCACAAACAGGTAAAAACTTTGTTAAAGGTGCTAAAAAAGGTATTGATGATCCACAAGAACAATCAAGTTTATTAAGTAAAGTTGCTGGATTAGGTTCTAAAATCGTTAAATGGTTCAATAATGCTATTGGTAACCATTCACCATCACATATAGCTAGAAAATCATTGATCTATTTCTTAAAAGGTGGAGAATTAGGTTTAAAAGATGAACAAAACACATTGTTAAATGATGTTAAAAATCTAGGTAGCGAATTAGTTGGTACATTTAATGGAGAACTTGAAAACGCTATGAGTGAAATGAATACAAGTGTAAATGGAAGCATTAATACTTTAACTAATAGTGATGTTCAATCTCTAGGAGGTAGACAAGCTACACAAGTAGTTAATAACTTCTATCAAACTAATAACTCACCAAAAGCATTAAATAGATTAGAAATCTATAGACAAACTAGAAATTTACAAAAAATGTATAGTAAGTAAGGAGGGGTATAATGTTAAAGTGTATTATCGAAAACGCAAAAGGCAATCAATTGGAATTTAATGATGAAACTAAATACCAATTATATGAAGTTGATGGATTATACCCTCCTAATGCTTCTATATCTTCATCTAATAATGTTGGTGATGGCTCAATCATTACAAACGCTAGAGTACCATCAAGAAACATTGTTCTTTATATAGCTATAAATGGAAATGTTGAAGTCAATAGACTTAATCTATATCAATATGCACAGGTAGGAAAATATATGAAAATGTATTTTTCAAACAACAGCAAAAACGTATGGATTGAGGGAAGAGTTGAAACAATAGAAACAAGTATGTTTAGCAATAAACAGGTTTGTCAAATTTCAACTATTTGTCCTGAACCATTCTTTAAAGATTTACAAGAAACAATCAATAGCATTGATACAGTTGACAATAGATTTTATTTTCCTTTCTATACTGTTAAACCTATTCCATTTAGTGTATATGAAACTATTCAAATACTAAACTTAATCAATGATGGGAATATTAAATGTGGTATGGAAATTGACATATACGCAAGGGGTACAATCGTAAATCCTATTGTATATAATCGTGAAACACAAGAGTATATAGGTTTTGGATGTGAAGAAAGACCATTTACAATGCTTAATGGAGATAGAATTATTATTACAACTCAAACCAACAATAAAAAAGTTAAATTGATTAGAAACGCACAAGAAACTAACATTTTCAATTCATTAAAACCTAACAGTACATTTTTACAGCTAGATAGTGGAGATAATACTTTTACTTATTCGGCTGATGATGGAAATGAATTTATTGATATTAAATTTAAACATTATTCACAATATGAGGGTATTTAATTGTGCAAGTTGTATTAGCTAAAAGTAATTTTGAAAGAATAGGTTTAATTGAAAATGCTAGTGTTATATGGAATGATCGTTTTTATGAAAGTGGAGAGTATGAGTTATATATGCCTATTACACAAGAACATTTGGAATTATTATCTCAATCTCTATATGTAATAAGGGATGATAACAAAAATAACATTGGAGTTATACAAGATGTTACCTTAACACATGATAGTGATAATGGAGACAACATAAAAGTAACAGGTAAATTTGCAAGTGGTTATTATCTATCAAAAAGAGTTGTAAACAGTCAAACAATCATTTACAACACGATACCTAATATCATAAGAGGGCTTGTTGACCAAAACTTAATAAATCCAAGTGAAAAAAGTAGGAAAATTGATAAAATAGTATTAGGTACAAGACCTGATACATTCACAACTAATGTAAGTATGCAAGTTACAGGAGATAACGTATATGATAAGGTTGTTGAAATTTGTAAAGCGTATGAAATAGGTTTAAAAATGCCACTCAAAAACAATAAATTATATTTAGATTTATATCAAGGCACAAATAGATCATACGCTCAATATGATAATCCCTTTGTAGTATTCAGTGATGATTATGATAATCTTGATAACGTTGAATATACAAAAACAACAAGCGAGGTTATTAATTTTGCTTATGTTGCTGGTGAGGGAGAGGGAAGTGCAAGAAAGATTGTAACAGCCTTTAATGGTAATGAGCCAACAGGAGAAGAAAGAAATGAAATTTGGGTAGACCAAAGAAATATGAGTTCAAATGATGGTGAAATTACTAATGAAGAACTAACCGAACAAATGAGATTGCAAGGGTTAGAAGAACTTAAAACATTTACTGAAAATTTTAGTGGTGATTTGTTAGATACATTAGGCTATGAATATAATAAAGATTTCTTTTTAGGCGATATAGTAACTGTACAAATGAAAAGATGGCAAGGGTTATATGCAAATGTAAGAATTATTGAAGTAACTGAAAGTGAAGATGAAAACGGAAAAGTATTTAGTTTCACGTTTGAAATTTAGGAGGTGCAAAAAATGGCTATAGAATTAGCAAGTGGATTTTTTAATGCAATAATGCAAGATGGAGTACCTGATAGAACTTATAATTGTGATGATTTAAACGAGTTTCTAAAAGGTTTGGTAAGTGAAAATGGTATTTATGCGGAGGTTTCAAGCGCTTGTCAAGTAGTAGCAAGTAGTGGAATGAATGTTGTTGTAAAAACAGGTAAAGGGCAAATAGGCTTTAATTGGTTTGAAATTGAAAGTGATACAACATTAGAAATTGCAAATAGTGATGTTGTTTTAAATCGTATTGATAGGGTTGTTATTCAAAGAAGTTTAACTAATAGAAATACAGTTATATACGTTAAACAAGGTACGTTAGCTTCAAACCCTACACCACCAGCATTAACAAGAAATGAAAGTGTATATGAGATTGCTTTAGCTGATATTCTAGTGTCTAAAAATATTAGTGCAATCACAACAGCTTTAATTACTGACCAACGATCAAACAATAATGTTTGTGGCTGGATTGTAGGATTGATTGAACAATTTGATACAACTACATTATTTAATCAATATGAAGAGGCACAAGACAATTTTATAAACAATCAAACACAAAACTTTAACAATTGGTTTAATGGCATTAAAGAAGAAGTAAAAGCAACAAGTTTATATAGAGAATATCGTTCATTATATGCAACAGTAAATGCAAATGAACAAGATATTTCAATTCCATCTAATATATTATTTGATAACAACGGACTAGATGTATTAGAAATTATTATTAATGGTTTAGTAGCGAATGACAATCAATATAGTATTAGTGATGATGGAACTAGTATTCATTTAACTAGTCCTTTAAGCGTTATTGGTACTAAAGTTGAGTTTGTAAATAAAAAGTCGGTTGAGGGTACAGTAGCTGAAAGTACAGTATTAAGAGTTGAAGCATTAGAAAAGAAAGTCAATGATAATTACAATTGTTGTTATGACGCAACAGGAGAAAACGATAATGTCAAACTTTCTAATATGGTTAAAGATTTCTTAAATGGTGTTGGAAACTATGCAGGTGTTCAAGATACATCTTGCCTTTATATTAAAGTTTGTGATGTGCTAGGAATTACAAGTACGATTGATGGGAATGTATTTGATTTCAATAGTACAGCGACAACAAATAGAAGAGTTATAGTTGATTTTGCAAGTGCTACAATTCCTTTGATTAATTTAAGTGGAAATATAGCTATTATGAGTTGTACCGATCACATTTCAATTAAACACGCTAATATTAAAGCAACTAAAAGAAGTGGGCAAACAATGTATGGTTTCTATGGAGGTCATTATGACGATTGCCACATTAATATTGATTGTGCTAGTTCAACAGGTACTTGCTATGGTGCTTGGTCTTGTAAAGATGTTTCAAATAGTGAAATTAATTTAACAAACGTTTCAAATACAGCGTATGGAATTTATGAATGTGATAAATCATTATTTAACAATATCTCTATGAGTTCAGGAACATCAATAAGATTAAGAGGTAAAAAGTTAATGATGGGTAACTTTGTAAATAAATCTATTGATGTTGAATCAAGCGTTACAAATATAGGAACTATTACAGTTTAGAAAGGAGGTATGTCTATGAAAGAACTAAAAGCCTTGCTAAAGGTTAAAAGTATCATGACACTAACAGTCATGGCGGTATTCGTATATATGGCAGTAACAGGGCAATTATCAAATGAATTAACATCAAGTGTAATTACCGCTGTTATTACATATTACTTTACTAAAAAAGATGTGGAGGGTTAGACAATGGACGGAAATACAACAATTAGTGTAGCGTTATTGATTTCAGTTGCAAGTATTGTATTTACCGCATTGAATTATCGTAGAAACGCAAAGAAAGATGATGAAGAACATCAAAGAGAAAAAGAGAAGCAAGTAGAAAATAGAATTAAGATGAATATGAAATTAGATCAATTATGCACTACTACAAATGATATAAGGGGAGATACAAAAGCAACAATCGAACAAATGAGAAACCTAGAAAAACGTGTTGCACTTGTAGAACAATCAACGGAAACATTGCATGATAGATTAGATAAACATATTAATCAAACTAAAGGCATTGAAGAATAATTCAATGTCTTTTTTATTTGTAAAAAAAATGAAAAACTTTATTGTAAAATATTGACATATATATGTAATACATATATAATAAAGGTGTAATAAGAAAGACATAGAGAGGTACATATTATGAGAACAGTAGAAGTAAAATTAAACAACACATGGAATGGAAAATTAGCAATGGAACCAATGAAAGTTGAAATTGAAAAAGGTTTGTATCTTCAATTAAATTATCAAACAAATGATGATACTTGGAATTTATCTTGTTTTGATTATAGAGAAAAATATTTAAATTTATATGATATTAAAGGTGATTGTAAAAGATTATCAACAATTAACAAAGCAATCAAAAATTCAGCTTTTAATTGGGATGTAGAATTTGTTCTAGTTAAATAGAAAAAAGAAAGAAGAGGTACATATTATGAAATATTTTGAAAATGGTGAAGTTGTAAAATTAAAAAAATAATCATGGGGAAGATTTTGATGTAAGAATTATACATATGTTTTGTAATTATTATTGTGATGGAGATGATGGAAAAATGTATTATGTCGTTGAGCCTATTGGATTTCAAGGATTTACAAGAGAAGTACCATGTGAACAATGCTATAAATAATGGCTATACATTAATTGTATAGCTTCAAATAGTAAATTTAGATAGGAGATAAGAAAGATGATCAAACATTATTATATTAAAAATGGAAACAAGGTTTATTTTACAAAGGAACAAGAAGAAGAATTAACATATGGTAGATTAAGCAAAGAATTAATAGGGAAAGTTGGTGCAATAATCCCTTTTGATGTTACTTGCAAAGTAAAAAAAGGTGAAAAGTTTGAAGATATTGAAGTAACTAATACTTATATGTATCTTCAAAGAAATATATTAGGTGATTATCAAAATTGCTATGTTTATGTAGATAAACAAGGTAATTATTATATTGAAGAAAATGATAGTACAATTACATATTATTTTGAATACAAGGAAGAATTTATACCTTTAATTCCACTAGCTGGTAAAGATTTAGAAATCATAAATAGAAGATACAACGTAAATTTAGGAGGTAAGAAAGATGATTAAATTCATGGAAGTCAATGTAAACCCTAAAAAAAGAAAAACAGGGGATTGCTCAACAAGAGCATTAGTAGGAACTTTAGGCATTAACTATGATGAAGCTTTAAAACTTCAATTTGAAGAAAGCTTAAAATGTTACTATGATCCAACATCAAAACAAGTTATGGAAAGAGTACTAAAAAGATTTGGGTATGTGAAGATGAAACAACCTAGAAAAGCGGATAACACAAAATATCAAGTTTGTGAAATGGATAAAATTTTAACTCCTAAACAAATGGAACAAGGAGTATTAATTACAATAGCTAATCATCACACTTGTATAGTAAGAGGTGTTGTATGTGATTTATGGGATTGTAGATATAAGAGCGTTGGAAATTATTATGTGAAAGTAGGAGGTGATAAATAATGTTGGGTGAAATATTAAGCGCTCTATTTTGGGCAATGGTGAAAGGAACTATTTTAGTAGTTTGTGTAGTGGGTGGTATGAAATATGCGAATGATCACGCTGACGATTAAGTGAAATTGTGTGAAAGTTCACAACATTATTTAAATTTAGTTTTATATAAGTATCATAGGAATTGAAAGGATAAAAAGACCAATGATAAGTAACATTATAGCTTTCTTTATTGGAAATCCTCCATTAATGAAAGTAATATTTATCATATCACCATGTGTTGCTATGTGGTTAGGAATTAAAAAAATAAAGAGGGTTTTAAAAGATGAATGAATTTGATGAAATTATGAAAACTGTAAATGAAAGTTTTCAAATAGTAGAAAAAGAAAAGGAAGAGAAGCCTATTCAAATTAAAAGAAAGAGGACTTTGGAGGATAGCACCATGTATAAGTATTATGAAGCAAAAAAGAATTTATTAGTACCCATGAAGCTTAAAAATGGAATGTATAGGCTCGTAAAAATACCTAAAGGTAAAAGGTATCGTTACTATGATGAAATCAACAGGAGGGGCAAAATAACGCTATGTAAAGAGGTGTTTAATAAAGAGTGGTTACGTGATGTTATTACAATGCCTAGAGAAGATTTTAAAAAGTATTTTAAAGAGGTGAAAAAATGAAGCATGGTAAGAGATTAAATTTTGAAATGAAAAAGCTGTTAGTTGAAAATGGATTAAACCCAAAAGAATGGCTTTATGTTAAAAATCTAAATGATAAATTGGTATTGATCAATACAAAGAACAACACCATTAAGGAGTTAGAAAAATGAGACCTTATACCAATGAAGAATGTTATCAAGCTTTGTTAGATGATTACATTGAATTAGAAAATAAGTATGAGGATTTAAAAGAAGAAATTAAAGGCAAAGAAGAAATCATAGAGTTTTTAAGAAATGAAAATGATGAACTCTATCAAAAAACAAAGAAACTAGAAATTGCTTTAAAAAGGAGTGAAAAAGAATGAAAGATAAAATTATATTATGTGTTGTGTGTGTTATAAGCGTTGTAGCGTTAAGCATAACATACAATAGTAAACAAACTTTACAAAAAGAAAACATGAAATTAAAAGAAGAAATAGGAACTATAGAAAATGAAAAACTAGAGGTAGAAAAAGATTATAGAACTTTGTTAGATGGTTTCAACGATTTAAACGAAGCATATAGCAAATTAAAAGTTGAATATGACAATCTACCTAAATGAAGAGCGATAGGCATTTACAAAATAACTAATTATTGTGGGTGCTATGAGTGTAATGGCAAATGGGCAGGTAGTCCTACAAAACTAGGTACTAATTATGTTGAGGGTAGGACAGTTGGAGTAGATACCTACTATATACCTTTAGGAAGTAAAATTATGATAGATGGTCATGTTTATGTTGCGGAAGATACAGGCTCATTTAATGGACAAGTAATTGATGTATATGTAGATGATCATTCTAAATTTGATATGAAATATAAAGAAGTTTATATATTGGAGGATAAATAAAATGAAAATAGAAGAATTAGAAAAAGAAATTAATGATATTGAAGAAACATTAAATAACTTAAAAATAAAAGTTGAAGAATTAAAAAAGAATAAGAACAGCTTTGAACCAACACCTAAAGGTTGGGAACCAAAACATAAAGAAAAGTATTGGATAGCACATTACAATTTAAAACCAACAGTTTTCTTTAATGATGAAGAATATTTGAATGAACCTATTATTAAATATAATCGCACATTTAAAACAAAAGAAGAATGTCAATTATATTGTGATATTCAAAGAGCATTTAAGGATGCTTCTAGAGAGTTTAAATATAATAGCAATAATTATTATATTTGGTATGACCACTTGAATAAAGAAATAAAATATGATTGTCTTTTTAGTGTTCAACATAAAGATATTTATTTTGATAGCAAAAAAACAATTGAAAATCTTATCAATAAATTCGGTGAAGAAAATGTCAAACGTTATTATTTGGAGGTGTATTGAATGTTTATGATTAAATCATTGTGTTTATCACTTACAACATAAATATACGTAAGAGTACGTACATTTTAATTATCATTGATTTACACCAACAAAAAAACCCTTTAATATCAAGGGTTTCTTTTTTTGCTTATTTATTCAGTTTCATCAAGAAACATATTTAAAGCAAAATGCATTGTAAAATATTGCCATTTTGATATAATTATATTAGGAGGTAAAGGCAAGCTATGGAAGAATGGAAAGACGTAAAAGGCTTTGAGGGATTTTATAAAGTTTCAAATCATGGTAACGTTATGAGTGTTGAAAGGGTAATTGATAAATTTCATCACATCAAAGAAAAAAAGATGAAACCATTTATAAATAATGGATATTATAAGGTTAGTTTATTTTGCGAAAAAAAAAGAAAAGATATGTTTATACATAGATTAGTAGCACAAGCATTTTTAAGCAATTGTGATGATTTACCATTTGTAAATCACATTGATGGGAATAAATTGAATAATAATGTTGCTAATTTAGAATGGTGTTCAGCAAGTGAAAATATAAAACACGCTTATAAATTAGGAATGTTAAAAGGAACTAATAAACCAATTTTACAATACGATTTAGACGGAAATTTCATAAAAAAATGGAATAGTGCAAAAGAAGTTGAAAGAGAGCTAGGCTATAAGGCATACAATATATGTAAATGCTTGAAAAACAAATGCAAAAAATCATATAATTATATATGGAAATATGAAAAAGAAGAAATCGCATAAATTTCTTCTTTTTGTTTTAACTATATTTTTAGAGATATTTCCAAAGTGAAGGTGGTAGCTTCTTTTTTGTTCCACCTTCCGTTTTTTCCTGTCTTTAAATAATCAACTTTATCTACTATAGATTTCAATAAATCGTTTTTATCTTGAACACTTAATTTATGGTATGCTTTTAAACATTCGCTTAATTTTGGGATTGCTTTTTTATATCTAATAATTTTATCTTGGTTAGTGTCTTTTAAAATTTCTTCCTTTGTTTTTTCTATCTCCTTTAATTCACTTTCTATATCATTTTTATCCTCAACATATTCATCATAAGTAAATTCTTCACGATTGTATGATCGTCTTAAATTCTTCAATTCTTTCTTTAAATCCTCAATTTGCTTTTCAATTTTATTTAATGTTTTAGCGTTGCTTTTAGCTTCTTTGATTATTTCTTGCTCATAGTTATCTACATAGTATCTAAAATCATTTAGTTGTATTTCTAAAGCCTGTAATAGTCTTTTTTCTACAAGTTGCAACTCACTAGAAACATTGTCACAAAATGGGGTTAAACATATCAAGCTATCATTTTGTTTAACTTTCTTGTTATAAGTGGTTATAATTTTATCCCATTTGCTATCTTCAATTTCAAGCACTTCTTTTAATTGATACCAATGATTAGCAAGGTTTTTCCCATCATAGAATTTATCAATGTTAGTAGGAAACCACCCTTTAACTGTATCTCTTGATATATTCATTTTTTTAGCTATTTGAGATAAAGAAAGATTAGATTTCTCTTTTGAGCTTCTCATAAAGTCTAATAGTTCTTGTTTATCATACTTATATTTTCTAAAACCATTTTTTAAATGCTTTTCGTTGTATGGTCTCCTTATCATATGCCTACCGCATTTCTTACAAAAGACAACACCAGCTAAAGGATTAGAAGCGTTTTTATTTCCACCTAATTTAGATGATGGGTGAGATTTTAATATCTCTTGTACGTTTTTAAATTCTTCTTCACTTATTAATGCTTTATGCTTTCCTTTGTAGACATAGTATTTATCATTTAGCTTTCTTTTTTTGACAACCTCACCATTAATAATCTCTTCAACTGTTTTAAACTTTTCCCATGTGTTATAACCACAATAAACCTCGGATGTAACTATATTTCTAACCATAGCAGGTGTCCAATATTCATTCTTTCTAGCCTTGTATTTGTACTTATTTAAATGGTTTGCTAGATTGCTAGTACCAACACCCTCTAATAGCATTTCAAACATTAAAATAACTGTTTGTGACTCTTCCTCATGAGGTTCTAATATAAAGCGATCTTGTTCATCATGTAATTGCTTTCTTTTATATCCAAAAGGTGCTGAACTCCCTATGTAATAACCGTCTCTAACCGATTTATGCCTACCTCTATTCATAACATCTTTAGCATAGTTACGATATTCAGCGGATTGTATCATACGCATTTCAAGATACTTTTTATCCATAGGATTTTTTAGGTCATAAGTTTGGTCAAGGGTTGCTATTAGAGTGTTAGTAACATCAAATATTTTTAAAACATCACCAGCACCATACATACCACTTCTACTTAAACGTTCAGGGTCAACACACCAAACACGTTTTATATTTCCATTTTCTAATCTCCTTAAAAGTCGTAAAAAGTCAGGTCTATCTTTTATATTTTCTCCACCTGATACAATTTCCCTATATATATTTTCTTCTTTAACAGGCTTTCCTGTAGTTTTTATACATAACTCTTGTAATTGTTCCTCATGCCTTTTTAATGTGATCTCTATTGGTTCTTTTATGTTGTCACTTCTTGATTTTCTTAATAGCATTAAATCTATTTCTTCAAATATTGGAATTTTGTTCATTAATTAACACCTTTTTCTTATTGTCATAAAGTTTTCAAATAGTTAATATTTAAATATAAAGTATTCATACATAAATCAATCATACATAACATAGAATTTTTTGAGGTGATCAAATGCAAATAGGAAATACTACAATCAATTTTATAAACCCACCAGCACAAACAAAAGACAACCTAAAAAATCTATATGATACTTGCAATAGAATATTCAAAGATGAAGCGTTATTTTATTCAAAAGATGAAATAAAAAAATTAAAGAAAAATAAAAAGAATATTTGGTTATGAGAAGCGCAATGCTTCTTATTTTTTTGATTGTTCTTTAGCTTCAAGGTACAATCTCATAAGGCTTTCATAAAGTTCTTGTTTTTCTTCAAGTGGTATGACCTCATTTGTAAATATCGTTCTTGCACGTTCCAATAAATCAACTGTTTCTATTTCATCAGTTACAAACCCTAAAGTTTCTAATGATACGTTGAAATAATCCGCAAGTGTTTTAATTTGATGTATATTTAAGTTTCTTCTTCCTGTTTCTAAATTAGAAACTTGTCCTCTAGATAACCCACCCAATACAGTTCCCAATTCATCTTGTGTCATAGATCGTGACTTTCTTAAATGTTTTATCTTTGCTCCTATTTCCTTTGTGTCAATACTCTTTTGTATCTTCAATATTAAAAACTCCTTTCTAGTAATAATTCTAATATATCATAGTGTATTCTAATAGTAAACTTTTCATACCAAAAATGTATTTTCATTATTGCCAAAAAATAAAAATTATTGTAAAATAACATTGTCAAGGGAGCGACAGTTATAATGACATTGCTTCAAATAGTAGAAAGGAGATTGAATAAAGACGATTTATAGAAAATTTATGCAATTTAATGGAACGTATGTTCTTATAATTAAAAAAGTTATATCATGATGATATTACATAAATAAAGAGGGCGATTATATGAATAAATTGATTGATGAATTAGAAAAACTTATTTTTGAGGAAAATATCAAATTTCAAAAACATCACATAGAAAGCCTTAAACAAAAGATTGTTGAGATCGAACAACAAGCAAATTTTTATGATGATGATATAAGCGAAATTGATTATAAGGAGGTAAAAGGCATGATTTAATCATGCTTTATACAAAACGCTTCAAATAGTAAATAAAGGAGGTTTATTGAATAGTGAGAAGAAAAAAGTTAAAGATGTGGAGAGTATCACAAGACCTTACACAAAAAGAAGTGGCTAAAGCATTAGATACAGCACCTAGTCATTATTCACTCATTGAGCAAGGGATAAATAACCCATCATATGAGTTATTAGTTAAGTTTGAAGATGTTTTCAAAACTGAAAACACATTAAGATTGTTTGAAAAAGAGAAAGGATAAAGAAAGATGAAGATTACAAATATTTATAACCTACCTCAACCATTGGTAGACGCTGTTACAAAGGAATATCAATACAAACCAAAACAATATAGCGTAACAGCATTATTAAAAGGAAGTTGCCAAGCTGTTTTAGAAAGAAGATATGGGCATTTAGTAGAGCAGGATGTAAGCGAGATGATTTGGGCGCTATTTGGTTCAGCAGTACACAGTATTTTAGAAAATGCACAAGAAACTGATAGCCAATTAAAAGAAAACTATCTTGTTATTGATGTAAACGGATATAAATTAAGTGGAATTTTTGATTTATATGATGAAAAGACAAAAACAGTAACGGACTATAAAACAGCTACAGCATGGAAAGTTATTTTTAATGATTGGGACGATTACCGACAACAATTATTAATGTATGCCTATATGTTAAGAAAGATTGGTTTTGAATGTGATAAGGGAGAAATCGTAGCTATCTTAAAAGATCATTCAAAAACAAAAGCTAAAACTGATAGTAACTATCCTAAATTACCTGTATATAAAAAGCAATTTACATTTACTGAAAAAGACTTTGAAGAAATTGAAAAATTTATCTTATCAAAGTTTATTGATATTAGCGTTGCCGAAGATACGGACACTGATAAATTAGAGCCTTGTTCACCTAAAGAAAGATGGGAAACACCAACAAAATACGCTGTTAAAAAAGAGGGTAGAAAAACAGCTTTAAAAGTATGTGATAGCAAAGAACAAGCTGAAATGTATATAGAAGCTAAAGGATTAGACAACAAACATTATATTGAGGAAAGAAAAGGCGAATGTAAAAGATGTAATGATTACTGTAGCGTTAATATTTATTGTCCTTTCTATAGAAAAATGAAAGGTTTGGATAATGAAGAAAACGTATGCAATTTATAACCACAATGATGAAATGATGTTTGTTGGTACGTGTAAAGAATGTGCTGAATTTTTAGGGCATAAAGTTCCTACATTTAGATCAATGGCAAGTAAGCACAATAGAGGACTAGTTAAAAAAGGAAGAAATTATAAGATTTATACATTAGAAAAGGAGAAAGAAGAAAATGATTAAAAGACAAGAATTAGTAAATGATATTTTAGATATATATGATTATGTAGACCATTTAGAAAAAGAGGTTGAACGTTTAAAACCTTATTCAATCAAGGAAGAAAAAGAAAATAGTGAAACATTAAACCATATTGATTATTTAATGATTAGTATAGGAAAACAAAAAATTTTAGATAGGTGTTTATATAACTGGAGAGAAGTTAAAGCGAAGTATGATGAAGAAAATGATACTTATAACGTAACTTCATATAATAATTGGTTAAATGAAAAATTAAGACGTGATGAAATACCTGATAATATTTCACTTGATGAATTTAGAGTTTATTTTAGAAAAGAATTACAAGAAATGTATGAAAAAGAAAAAACAAAAGCATTAAATGAAGCTAAAGGCATTGAAAATGTGGAGGAAGAATAAAATAAATATGGATTATGAAGAATATATAAAGGAACATTTTCAATATGACAATCAAACAGGTTTACTTTCTAGGAATGATAGAAAAGGCGGTTTAGGGAGTATTGATAAAGATGGATATTTGATAATTAAAGTTAAAGGGAAACAATTTAAATATCATAGAGTTGTTTGGCTGTTATGTTATGGCCAATTTCCTAAAAAAGAACTAGATCATATTGATAGAAACAAACTAAATAATAGAATTGAAAATTTAAGAGAAGCTGATAGGCAATTACAAATTGAAAACCAAAAACCAATTATCAATAAAGATACCAAAGAACAACATATATATTTAGATAAATCAACTAAAGGATTAAAAGCAAGGTATGTTGTAAGTAAAGGGAATAAAGCTTATAGATTTAGAAATATTGAAGAAGCTAAAAAAATGAGGGATAAATTATGGAAGAAGTAAAAGAAGAAACAAAAAAAGAAAAATCAATATTTGAAACATTAAATAGTATTGATGTAGGAGATAAGATTGAAAAGAAAAATGGATTGTCATATTTAAGTTGGGCATGGGCATGGGCGGAAGTTAAAAAGCTATATCCTAATGCAAACTATAAAATCTATGAACGTGATACACAATTTGGATTAGTCAATTATTTTACTGATGGTAAAACGTGTTGGGTAAAAACAGGAGTTACTATTGGAAATTTAGAACATATTGAAGAATTGCCTGTAATGGATTATAGAAATAAATCAATTCTATTAAACAATGTAACATCATTTGATGTAAATAAAGCAATTCAAAGAAGTTTAACAAAAGCGTTAGCAAGACATGGTTTAGGCTTATATATTTATGCTGGTGAAGATTTACCTGAAGAATTAAAAGAAGAGAATAAAAAACAACAACCAAAGCAACAACCACAACAACAAGGCTTTGAACAAGCTAATTTGATGGCTAACATTGATAATTGCTTGAAAAAATTAAAAGAATTAGGTGTTGATATTAAAAGCAAAGGTTCATTAGATTTCATTGATAAATACAACAATAATTTACATGACATTAATATCATGACGGATAGCGAAAAATACAATTATCTAAAAGTATTAAATGAAATGATTAAGTTAAAGGAGAAACAAAATGTCAATAAATAAAGTAGTAATGGTGGGGAATATGACAAGAGACCCTGAATTAAGAAGAACAGCAAACGGAAACCCTGTAGCTTCTTTCACTCTTGCATTAAATAGAATTCAACAATCAAGTGACGGACAACAAGCTGATTATATTTCATGTGTTGTATGGGGTAAGATTGCTGAAAGTACAGCGCAATATTGCTCTAAAGGTTCAAAAGTTGGAGTTGTAGGACATTTACAAAGTAGATCATACGATAACGCACAAGGTCAAAGAGTGTATGTTACGGAAGTTGTATGTGAACAAGTTGATTTTATCAATACAAGAAACCAAGAAAATAACGCTCAACCTCAACAAGTAGAAAATAACCCTTTTGATCAATCTTTCAATATTATGGATGAAGATTTACCATTTTAAATAAAATGCTTCAAATAGTAAATATTAATAGAGGTTTGCATACATTGTAAATCTCTATTAATTCAAAAGGAGGACATATGAGAAGATTAAAATTGTGGATAGTACACCACCCACATTTAACAAGATTTATTATAAAAGAATTGATTGTTTTAATTATTTTTGCATTATTGGTTGGAATATATCATTTTTTTATTAGTTCATTTACTATAAAAGAAATCGTTATTTTACTTATAGGTTACCATTTTATATTTTATATATTGGGTAGTTAAATGATTAAAATTCAAGCTGATTATACAAGAAAGCTAATTAATGAAAATGGTGATTTAGAAGTCACGTTTACCATTAAAGATTATGCAAGTAAAAAGAGATTTGATGAACTAAACAAAGATATATACCAATTAGAAATAACAAAACCAAGAAGTAAAAGAAGTCTTAACCAAAACAGGCTCTTTTGGAAAATGGTTGGACTTATTTCAAATAAATTAAATCAAGATGAAATGGAAATATACATTTTATTATTAGAAGATACAAACGCAAAATATGAGTACATCATGGGAATAGAAGCTATTGAAGATGAATTAAAAAGGACATTTAGGGCGGTTAAGGTTGTAAGACCTGAATATCACAATGGAAAGAAATTTATCATTTATAAGGTGTTCTATGGTTCATCTAAAATGAATGTTGAAGAGATGAACGCATTAATAGAAAAGGCTATGTTGTGGTGTCATGAGTTGGATATACCTATTGATGATGAATATTAGAGGTAAAGGATATGGAAATAAGATTACAAGAAAGCATTGATTTTACGTGTAAAGGCAAGTGTTCAAAATGCGGTGCATGTTGTTCAAACTTATTACCCTTAACAAATGCTGAAATTAGACATTTAAGAGAAATCGTTAAGAAAAGAAAATTAAAACCTCATTATCATATATTGTATAACGCTAAATATGATATGACTTGTCCGTTTTTAAACAATCAAAACAAATGCTCTATTTATGAAGATAGACCTTATATATGTAAAATTTTTAAATGTGATAAGAAAGTAATGAATGAGGAAGAAGCAAGAAGATTATTAAGTGCAATGCCAACTAATTTAAGAGAGGTTATTTTTAAATGAGTAAATCGTTATTACAAGATGAAAAGAAATGTTATATAACAGGAGCAATTAATAATTTACATCAACATCATATATATATGGGTGCTAATAGAAAGAACGCTGATAAATGGGGTTGTTGGGTATGGTTAAGAGCCGATTGGCACAATATGAGCAATTATGGTGTTCACTTCAATAAAGAACTAGATTTAAGGCTTAAAAAAGAATGTCAAAAGGCATTTGAAGAAAAATATGATCATGATACTTTTATGAAAGTATTCCATAAGAATTATTTATAAAACGCTCATATTTTGATTTTAAGAGGTTTTTATATAAACACGATTAATTTATCCAAACATATAAAAATCTCTTTGTATGATTAAAAATAGCAATAAATAAAACGTATTAAGAGGTGTAGTATGCAAAAGTTTATTATTAAAGGTCGATTAGATGGATTGAATGAAGTTATTCTAGCAAATAGAACAAATAAATATAAAGGTGCAAAAATCAAGAAAGATAATGAAACCATAGTTATTTATTATGCTAGATTGCATAAATTGAAACCTGTAGCCAATTACCCTATTAAGTTAAAAATTGATTGGTATGAGAAGAATAAGCGTAGGGATATAGATAACGTATTAAGTGCTAAAAAATTTATTCTTGATGGATTAGTTAAAGCAAAAATATTAAAAGGTGATGGACAAAAATATTTTGATGAAGTAATAAAAGAAAATGTATATATTGATAAAGAAAATCCACGTATTGAAGTAACTATAATTGAGAATGACTAAATGTATTCAAATAGTTAATAAATAGTGCAATAGTTATTGATTTTAAATAATTATTTCACTATAATATTGATGTAGAAAAAAATAGAAAAGAGGTGAAAATATGGAAGAGTATGCTGTTATTAGGATTAAGAAATCAACAAAAGATATTCTTGATAAAGAAAAAAAAGAAAGTGGTAAATTGTTATGGTATTTAATTGATGAAGCAGTTAGAGATTGTTATTTAACAAAAGAAAGAAAGGAACAAGCAATATGAACAAGTTTAAAAAAATAACATATGATAATTTTGAAAAAATTGATGAATTATTAAATGATAATGTAAAAGAAACAAAAAGAATTCATACATTAGATTATGAATATGGATTAAATGAAGCAATGATTGATTGCGAAAGTCCTATTGAGCAATTATTAGCAATGGAATTTGAAAGAATTGGTTTAATTGATATGAATAAATTTAATCCTTTTGTTGATGTTTTAGAAATAGAAAATCAATCAAATATAGTATGTAATGGTAAGCGATATAGAGTTGATTTTGCTATTCATGTTTGGTACAAAAATCAAGGAGGAAAGACATTTATTATTGAATGTGATGGTTATGAATTCCATCAAAAAACAAAAGAACAAGTAGATAGAGATAATAAGCGTACTAGAAGTTTACAAAAAAAAGGGTATGAAGTAATTCGATTTAGTGGAACTGAAATATATCACATGACACATAAATGTGCTTTAGAAGTAATAAATATCATTCTATCTAAATGTGAATATAAGAGAGGTTAGAGTATGGGAATAAAAAGAATAGTTGATACATCTTTTTGGACTGATGATAAAGTTATGGATAAATTTAGTCCTGAAGATAAGTTATTTATGTTGTATCTTATGACAAACCCTCATACAACGCAATTAGGAATATATCAAATTAATCTTAAATACATGGCTTTAGAACTAGGTTATTCACAAGATACAATAAGAGTTTTATTAGATCGTTTTGAAACAAAGTATAAAATTATTAAATATTCTTACAAAACGCAAGAAATAGCGATAAAAAATTACTTGAAATATAGCATTGTCAAAGGTGGAAAGCCTGTTGAAGATTGTTTAATTAAAGAAATAAAACTTGTTAAAGATAAATCATTATTAGGATATATTTATAAAAATATATTTGATTATGAAAATTTAAATCAAACAGTCGATAAAATTATTCATTTATTAAATCAAAATGATAATGAATATGATAATGAGAATGACAATGACAATGATGTATCGTACAACGATACGTGTAACGATACGTGTAACGATACGTTACCAACTAAATTATCTAATGTTTTTATAACCATAATAACTAACACAAAAGAAGAATATCCCATTGAATTTAATTTAGTTACTCAATATAAAGAACTATATCCAAACGTTGATGTTGAACAAGAACTAAAGAAAATGAAAGCGTGGAGTATATCTAACCCAAGCAAAAGAAAAACAAAAAGAGGTATGTTGAAGTTTGTTAATAATTGGTTATCAAGAGAACAAGATAAGCCAAAGTTTAATAGTAACATTAGAAAAGAAGTAGAGCCTAATTGGTTGAATGAGAAACCTAAACCAAAAGAAGAAACTTTAGAAGATAAAACAAGTAAGCTTTTAAAGATGTATGAAGTACAATTAAAATGTAATCAATTAGATCAAGCACAAGAAACAGCAAAACAGTATAAAGCATTAACAGGTAAAGACATTGAAGAAGCAAAAAAAGAATTAGATGAAGCATTTAACGTATTATCAAAATATGATTAATGCTTCAAATAGTAAACAAGGAGGGATAACATGAATTTAATCATAGGTGTAGTAATTGGAGTACGTATCACTAAAATATATATAAATATTAGAAATTATTTAGAGTTTAAAAAACTAATTAAACAAGCTAATGAACTTTTGAAAATTGTTGATGAGCAAATTGAAGAGCATGAGGAATTATTAAAACAGCAAGAAGAAGAAAAACAGTGAGGTAATAGCTATGGAATTTGGAGAACTACAAAATAAAGTATTATTAGTATTAGAAAAATATGAGGAAACAAGAAGTGATGATTTCAAGCTATATTTTCATGTATGCAGGTCAATAAATGAGAATGTAGCAATCATGGATAGATTTTCTTATGTAATGCTAAATCATAAAGAATTAGGCTTTCCATCTTTTGAAAGCGTGACACGTTGTAGAAGAAAGGTGTTTGAGTTATACCCTAATTTAAAGCCTGAAAAAGTAACAAAATTTAGAAAGGAAAAAGAAGAAGAATTTAAGGAGTATGCGAAATCATGAAAGATAACATCAAAAAATTTAATCCATTAAATGTAAGTAGTAAATTTGCTATATGTGGATTACCAATTAGGATTGACTCATATAAAACTTGTTCATTTGGTTGTAAATATTGTTTTGCCGAAAATAGGAAGATTATGGAGTATGAGAAAAAAATTCAAGTAGCAAATATTAATCAAGTAAAGAATAAGCTAAAAAAAGTATTCGATGATAAAAAAGTTGACCAAAATAATTTTTTAGAAACTTTAATTGATAATGGCATTACGTGGCATTGGGGGGGATGAGCGATCCTTTTCAACCATGTGAAAGTAAGCTACAAATAACAAAACAATTATTAGATATTACTAATAAATATGGTATTCATGTTCTCTTTTCAACTAAAAGTAATACAACGTATGATTGCGATATTAGACCTGATTTACATACATTTCAATTAAGTATTACAAATGTTGATGATTTAAAAAACATTGAACCTAATGTACCAAGTATAGAAAGTAGATATAAATTTTATAGGGAGCTAAAAGACAAAGGCTTTAAAGTTGGAATAAGAATACAACCATTTATACCTAATATATCAACATTAAAAATAGTTGAAATGTTTAAGGACGCTGATAACTTTACTTTAGAGGGTATAAAAATTGTTCCACAAAACAAAGAATGTAAAGAGTTTATTTTAAAAGAAATGAATTTAGAAAAAGAAAACTTTACTCAAATGGGATTGTTAAATTTAAAGCCTACAATTAGACTAGAAATGTATAAACCATTTATAGAATATTTTGAAAAACATAATATACCATATTCAATAGCGGATAATGATTTACATTTTATAGGCACGAATAAATGTTGTTGTGGAGATAGATTAGTACACAAAAGCACATCATTTAATAATACAGCAATGATTAAATGTTATGGAGAAGATTATGCAAAAGAACAGTTAGATGATGAACTGTTTGAGTGTGGTGTACGTGATTGTAAATGTAACCATCTATTCACTTCAAATAGACAAGAGGGTTGTATAAGCGTTCAAGATTTCTATGATAAAAGATTTTATAGAAAATCAAGTCCATTTTCTCCAATGTTTCAATATAAATTAGAAAGTGAAAAGAAACAAATAGAACAAATAAGCATATTTGATGTTTAGTATTCTAATAGTAAATTTATTTTAAATATAGAAGCATATTATTTGTATGTGTATCACATATATAATATTATAAATATGTAAGATAAATTCATTCAAAAAGGGGATAGCAAAATGCTAACATCAAAACAATCTTTATCAAAAATCAAAAAATATTATAGGAACTCAAAATTTTATGAGTATGATGATATTATTGATTGGTACGTTGATAAAGATACAAAAACATCTTATTCATGGGAATTTGAATTACATGGTGAAAAGCATGAAATAAAATGTAATAAAGAGAATGGAAAAATTGAAGTCCTTTAGGGCTTCTTTTTTGCTTCAAATAGTAAACTTCGTTTGATAAAATAAACATGGAGGTGTCAAATGAAAGGTATAGATGAATTAGTAACAATAGATGATTATTACCAAGAAATAAAAGAAATTGAAAAACAACTAAAAGAAACAAATTCAAATTATCGCAAAAATGATTTGATGAAGTATTTATTTTATTTAAGAAAAGAAGTAAAAGACTATATCAAGTTTACAAATAAATAATATTGGAGTTGTTTTTATTGGAAATAGAAATTGTTAGTATTCATGATTTAGTACCCTATGGGAACAATGCAAAGGAACACCCAAAAGAACAAATTGAACAAATAAAAAAATCAATTATAGATTTTAATAACAATGACCCTATAGCTATTGATGAAAACAATGTAATAATTGCAGGTCATGGACGATATACCGCTTTAAAAGAGTTAGGTTATGAACAAGTTGAATGTATTAGGCTAGACCATTTAAATGATGATCAAAAGAAAGCTTATAGACTTGTTCATAATAAACTCACAATGAATAGTGATTTTAACTTTGATTTATTAGAAGAGGAATTAAAAACTATCAATGATATAGATATGAGTTTCTTTGATTTTGATATGTCTATGTTTGATGATATTGAAGAGGAAATAAAAGAGGAAGCTAACAAAAAATTAACTGATGAATTTCTAATACCACCTACAAGCGTTTTTGATACAAGACAAGGCTATTGGCAAGAAAGAAAAAGGGCATGGAAAGACATTGGTATATCAAGCGAAGTTGGACGAGATGAAGCGTTATTAGGTAGTGGCTTAAAACAATTAGCGGATAAACTAGGAAGTAAAACATTAACAGGAACAAGCATTTTTGACCCTGTATTATGTGAAATCATTTATAAATGGTTTAATGTTCATCAAGGAAATATATTTGATTGCTTTGCTGGTGGAAGTGTAAGGGGTATTGTAGCCGAGAAACTAGGTTATAAATATACTGGAATTGATTTAAGAAAAGAGCAAGTAGAAGCAAATATATTAAATGCTAATGAATTGAATTTAAACCCTACTTGGATATGTGATGATAGTTTAAACGCTGATTTATACGTTGAAGATAATAGCGTTGATTTATTATTTAGTTGTCCACCTTATGCCGATTTAGAAGTCTATAGTGATGATGAAAGAGATATATCCAATATGGACTATGAGCAATTTAAAGAGGTTTATAAAAAGATTATTGATATAGCTTGTAGAAAAGTAAAAGATGATCGCTTTGCGGTATTTGTTGTTGGTGATGTAAGGGATAAAAAAGGTTATTATAGAAACTTTGTTGATTATACTAAAGAGTGTTTTAATAATAATGGTTTCATGACATACAATGAGATTATTTTATTAGAACAATTAGGAACTATTCCAATGAGAGCAAGGCTAGTATTTAAAAAAAGAAAAGTAGCAAAGGCACATCAAAATATATTGATATTCTATAAAGGTGATATAAATAATATTCCTTGCAATTACAGTAATATAGAAGTAGGACAAATAGAAGATACTCAATAGAGTGTCTTTTTTTGTTTTCAAATAGTAAACAAAACACTTGATTATATGTAATACATATATTATAATAAATACATAAGATAAAGAAAGAGGTAAAACAATATGACAAATTTAGAAATCGTAGCAAATGAAGTTGTAACAAATAATTTATTAACGGAAGAACAAGTTGAAGAAATGATAATCAAATTTGGAGCATTACCATATAAAACATATCAAGAATGGAAATATAGTGGTTATCAAGTTAAGAAAGGCTCTAAAGCAATCATTAAAACAAAACTTTGGAAAAAGGTTAAAGAAAAGAAAGAAAAAGAAGATGAAGAACAAAAAAGTAAATTCATTCTAGTAAGTGCTTCATTGTTTGGAGTAGATCAAGTAGAAAAAATAGCATAGGGGATTTATTCCCCTAGTGCTTCAAATAATAAATATTAAAGGAGATAGGAAAACATGAAAACAATCATTAAATTAAAAGGTAAAAAGATTTCAAAGAAAAAAGCGGTTGAATTATTCGGTAAAGAAAGAATTGATAATAGAATTAAAGAAGCAAAAGAAAGTTTCATGAATGACCCATACGAAATAAATTCATGGATGGACGGAATGGAAATAGAATTCAAATAATTAGTACAATGAGAACTCTTAATTGAGTTCTTATTTTTTTGTAAAAAAAGTAAAAAAAGTTATTGTAAGATATTGACATTTATATGTATTACATATATAATAAAAATGTAATAAGAAAGAGATAGAGAGGTAAGAAAAATGGACAAACTTTATGAAATTAATTTTATTTTATCAAAAGTATTTAAATATAAAGAAGATGCGGAGTATTGGTTAAGCCTACTACCAATGCGAAAAGATTCAGTTGAAATAATTCGTGGCTATGCTAAAGAGTTATTACACGCAAACCAACATAATGATATAGGAGAGTTTTTACGTGTATCAAATGAATTAGTAGAAATGTATAGGATCAATTATGACCTATACTTCAAGTAAATAGTGAAGCGATAACACTTAAAACACTTTAAGAAAGGATAATAAATATGTGGAAGAATATAAACATTTCAAAAAATAATATAGATCATGAAACAGCTAAAGCGGTATTAATCAAAATGCCGAACAAAAGCAATTATAAAGGTTATTGCTTTTGGCATTCATCAAAATTAGTAAGAAAGGGAAGAAACAAAAACAGTATATCTATAGGGTATACAAATGATTTCACTTTCAAATTAATTAAATATGGTAATGGTAAATATAATAAATTTGACATTATCAAAGAAATAGAAATAAGCGTTGATGAATTTGAAAAAGCCTTTGAGGTGATGAATGAAAACATCAAAGAAAAGACTTTTAAGAATGAATATGAAACGTATAAACCTCAACCTAAAGAAGTTGAAAAAGTAGAGGTTGAACAAGACTTATTAGATTAAAAAAATAAAAATATTACTGTAAAATATTGACATTTATAGGTAATACATTTATAATATAAACGTAATAGGAAAGGAGAACTCAAAGGAGTTCATAGGAATAAGAAAATGTTAAAAATTAAAAAAGTATGGGTAGCGGATAATGGAGATATTTTTTTAGAAAGAGAAGTTGATTATAG